CCGGCTGTACTTGTAACTGATGGCCAACTTTTCTTCCAAGCTGCACTACCTACTTCTACCCACGCTCCGCTTTTATTTTTGTAATATGTTTTTAATGTTGTGCTTGTAGCTCTAACCGCATAATCACCAACTACACCAACTGACCCTTTTGGTGCGCCTGTTGCGCTTCCGCCTACTAGCTGCGTAACATCTGTAATTACAATAGGTGTTTTATTTCCAAACGTTTGTCCACCTGTAGTTGTAATTGCTGATGAATTCCATTCTTGAATACCAAACAACGATGTTTGTGTATCCAACCACCAAGTTCCATCTGCTGGATTTGCAGTAGTTGGAGTTGCACTTGCTGATATATTTGATAAGTCAACATCACCTCTTACGATATATGCTCTGTTACTTACACCTAAATACGAGTAAGCAGCTTGTAAACCGTATTCGTTTTGTTCGCCACCGTGTATTGGATTATTATTTGAATCAGTGTAAAACGATGGATCCCCAAACGTTTCTACCAAATCTCTTTGAGATGTCATCAAATACACTTTACCAGCATTTGCTTTTGTTGTACCTGGGGCAATACCGGTTCCTGCTCCATTTAATTTGTCTTGAGCAGTTGCTACAAAGATAATAGGTGTTGTGCCTGGTTCAGCTGGAGTATAGAAACTCTCGTCAATTACGCTAACCTGTACACCTGGTGATGTTAAAGCCATTTTAATTCTCCTATGGGTCAATTTCTTTATTACTATTATTTAGCTGATTTGGTGAAATTCTAAGGTTTATAACAAGTAATACACGCATTTTTCTGTTGACTTTTTTTAAAAAATACACTATTATAAAAAGAAAAGGATTGCTTATGGATATAAACTACAAATTTGACGAAAACAAATATATTGAAGAATTCTCGAAGTACATTGATAAAACGTATAACGGACATTATAGTACAAATAAGTTTCAGTCAACTGAGGTTATAATTGATAGAGGACACGGCACAGGATTTTGTATGGGCAATGTTGACAAGTATGCAAATAGATATGGTAAAAAAGGCACAAAAGACGATGCCAGAAAAGACTTAATGAAAATTTTACATTATGCTTTAATTCAATTATACGTTCACGACAACGACCTTTGATTCTCAATAAACGTACAAAATCTATCTGCCCAATGTTTATGTGCTGCCTCTAGTGGATGAGATCGCGGACCACATTTATATCCCCTTTTTACTGACCAATCATTAAAGCCTAAATTGTCCTCTGTGTGTATTATGTTATCTAGATTCAAACGTTTTACCATACTATCTATAAAAATATTAGATTCTCTTTCGTAATTTACATACCTGTTGAAATCGTCAAAAGCACTTGTAAAGTAAAATTTTACACCTTGTAAATTTAAATAACTCATCAAGTATTCTATTTGTTGTAAAGGATAATATATTATGTTTGTATTATCAGCACGTTTCCTATAAAAATCTAGCACTGTTCTTTTGAGATGTTCGTCATTTATTAAATCTTTACGTTGTTTTACTGTTTCAGATTTCCAGTTAAGATAACCTTCTGCATCCGAGGGTAAAGAACACCAAAATTTATCTTCGTCATCTTCAAAAAATGGAATTTTATCTTTTGGTAAAATACGAAGATATTCTCTACGCAAAAAACTAGTCCACATTACTACAACAACAATTTCTTGTGGTTGGTATGATTTTAATAAATTGTCTATGTGGAATACTACTCTTCTAACACAACTACCAAAATCACTTCCTGGCATAGCTACATTATCAACTACTGCATTTGTATATAATTTTCTTTGCACCCAATGTGCCCAAGTAGATTCACCTTTAAATCTTATACATCCTGAAAAAGGCCAAATAGGACTATGATCAGCTAATTCTGCTCCAGCTGTAAAACTACATCCACCTGCAACAACTTTTTTTATGTCATCCAATTAGAAAGCCATAACCTGTGCCACCAGCAACAGCCATTGAAAGATCCATTTCAAGTTTTTCCATTTCGGCCTGCGCTTCTGCTTTTAGACTATCTCCATTAAGAGTGGTGCCCCCGCCTGGACCGGCAATAGTTGAAAATTTACTTCTTGCTTCACCAAGCATATGTTTACAACTTGCTAATGTATAATCTTTCAACCATTGTATTGCTTTGTAATCTTTCAATAGTTGCATATCAGGACGATAATTGTATGCAAAAAGTAAAACTTCTTCGTCAGCTCTTGGTCTTTGTAAAATAGTTAGCACAGAGGTAGCAGGATTCCATTTAAACTCCATAAAGCTACCAAACATTCTTCCTACTAGTTCTTGTTGTTGAGCAAACAAATCATATGTAGCAAGGCCTCCAATTCCGGAACCTGCTAACAAATATGTATTTGTATAGGCTAAGTTAAATGGTTCAAATAAACTTCCGCCGTCAGCACTTCCGCCTAATCTGCTGCCAACACTACGCCTATATATTTTTCTTACTTCTATAACTTCTTGAGGAAGGGTATAAGTATTTTGATCTTGTGCTAGTTTTACAGTGATATAACTTTCTTCTACAGCATTTTCACTACGTTGCCTATACTTTGTTAATGATTTTAACAATGCAGCTTCATAATGCATCGGATCAAGTTCAACATCGACCATACCTCCGCCTAAAAATGCGTTTACATAATCAAATACTTGTTGTTTTTGTGTTACTAAATTGCTATCTGCCATTGAAGTTCTCCATATATATTTATCGCATAAATATAACTATGCCACGTTTAAGTTTATACAGACCAGAAAAAAGTCACGATTACGATTTCCTAGATAAAATTATCTATGAACAATTTACTGTAGGCGGTACAGATCTTTTTATTCACAAATACATTGGAACAAAAAATCCTACAGGTGACAATATTACAAAAGAACAGCCGCAATACGCTGAACAAGATGTAACAAACATACAAGATTTACTTTTCTTAGAAAATAGAGATAGAAAATACGACGAAGATATTTACACACTGCGTGGACATTACAATGTACAAGATCAAGATTTTGATTTAAGTCAATTTGGTTTGTTTTTACAAAACGATACATTGTTCTTAACAATACATTTAAATAGTAGTGTTAAAACTTTAGGCAGAAAAATTATAAGCGGAGATGTTATTGAATTACCGCATTTAAATGATGAATATGCGTTAAATGATTTAAGTGTATCGTTAAAAAGATTCTATGTTGTAGAAGATGTAAATCGTGCAGCTGAAGGATTCAGTCAAACTTGGTATCCTCACCTGTATAGATTAAAGTTAAAACAAATTTATGATAGTCAAGAATACAAAGATATACTTGATTTACCAGCAGGCGATGAAGAGAATCCTAATACAACGCTACGTGAGTTGATGTCAACATATGAAAAAGAAATGCAAATCAATAATGCTGTAATTGCTCAAGCAGAAGAGAATACTCCAGCATCAGGATATGATACCAGCCATTTTTATACTATTAGCGTATTAGCAAATGGCGAAGTTAATTTGGTTACAGCAGATGAGGAGTTCCTAGTAGATCAAGAAGTTGATGTTAGTCAACTTGTAGAAAATCCTCCAAGATCGGGATATCCTGGTTACTTAGTAGGCGACGGGCTACCGCCAAATGGTGCTCCACTAGGAAGTGGTGTAGGATTTCCTAGTAATTCAGCATTAGGTGATTATTTTTTAAGAACGGATTTTATTCCTAATCGTTTGTTTCGATATGATGGAAATAGCTGGCGCAAGGTAGAAGACAAAGTACGCACTACACTTACACCTAATATAGAACGTAATACTCTAAAAGGAACATTTATTAACAACACTGCTGTAAATAACATTGCTGGAGAAGAAGTTATCGAAAGACAAAGTTTAAGTAAGGCACTAAAACCTAAGGCGGACAATTAATGCAATATTTTTATGACGGACAGATACGTAGATATCTTACACAAATTATTAGAGCTTTTAGTAATTTTAGTTATAAAGACGGCGACGGAGATTTGCGTGTAGTACCTGTAACATATGGAGATTTGACACGTCAAGTTTCAAATATAATTAGAGAAAACAGCGAAAATAAATTACCAAGTGCTCCTAGAATGAGTGTATACATTACTAGTATGCAAATGGATAGAGCTAGATTAAGTGATAGTAGTTTTGTTAGTAAAATAAATGTAAAAGAAAGAGATTTTGATACTTCTGCGCAAGAATACAAAAATCAACAAGGAAAAGGTTATACTGTTGAAAGATTACATCCTACTCCATATACATTAAGTGTAAATGTTGATATTTGGAGTACGAATACTGAACAAAAATTACAAATACTAGAACAAATTTTTATGTTATTTAATCCTGACTTAGAATTCCAAACTAATGATAATTATGTTGACTGGACAAGTTTAAGTGTTTTGCAATTAGAAAATATTAACTTTAGTAGTAGAAGTATTCCTACTGGAACAGAATCTGAAATAGATATCGCAACATTAAGCTTTATAGCTCCTGTGTATATTTCACCACCAACAAAAGTTAAGAAACTTGGTGTAATTACAGAAATAATCAACAGCGTTCTAAACTTTGATGCTGGTACTATAGAATTAGAAGGATTTAATCCTGACACAGGAGATACAACAAAAGCAGCAACAGGAACAGTTGTAATGCCAGATGGTACTGTAATAACACAACAACCTTCTACTCCTCCAGGTGCAGTAGTCGACGACAACGGACAAATTAATTATAAAAAACTTACCCCTGATGACACTCGTGCAACCATAATTAAAACTTCTCCAGATGGTAACTTAAATGTTGCAAATGTAAACACTGCAAGTTATAGGAATTTTGATATTATTGTTGAAGGTGATATTGTTAAACTAGGAAAAAATGCTGCACGTATTGGAGAAATAAATTGGTACAATGTAATAGAAGCAGAAGCCCCTGCTAAGTATCAACCAGGTATAAGTCAGATAAGATTAAAAAGAGGCGAACTGCTTACACCTATTGTAGCAACATTTCAAATAAATGGAAATAACTCACAGGAATTAGTTTTAAATTATGACATTGACACAAAACCAAGTGATACTGTAATAACTGGTGTAACAAGTAGAGGTACAATTGATTATATTATAAATCCACGTGATTTTAATCCAAATGTTGTAAAAGCAGACGGTATAAGGCTTTTATTATTACAACCCATTGGTGGTGCAATTGAAAGAATTTATACAGTTACAGGTAGCACAACAAGAATAGAAACCGAAGTAGATGCAGATGTAGTTTATGATTTTGATGTATTTGTAGAAAATACTAGAGTTACAGATGCTGCTACACAAGAAACAATTGACGGATCGTTGGTAATTAGATTATCAGACGCTCCTAGACCCGGTGATGAAGTAAGATATGTTTTATATATAAATGAAGACGGTGCCGATGCTTGGAAGAGCACAAGTAGCAGAGACTTTATTGCTGATACACACGACATAGTGGAATGGGACGGATCTCAGTGGAATATAATATTTGATGCTAGTGAATCTACTAATCCAGTTTATATTACAAACTTAAATACAGATCAACAATTTTACTACAATCAATATTATTGGCAATATGCAATTGACGGATTATATCCAAGAGGCGCTTGGGATTTAATTATATAAAATAATTACTATATGAACCAGATAATTTGTAGTGGTGCTTTATTTTATTCTTTAAGTACCAAACGTTTTTTGCTATTACATCGTACACAAAGTAAAACAAAAAATCAGTGGGGACTTGTAGGCGGTACTAACGAAAGTTCAGAATCTCCTTGGGAAGCATTACAACGAGAAATAAAAGAAGAAATTGGTACAATAACAGATATAAAAAAAGTTGTTCCTTTGGAAAGTTTTATATCTAATGACCAACATTTTTATTTTCATACATATCTTTGTGTAGTTGACAAAGAATTTTTGCCTTTATTGAATAACGAACACGATGGCTATGCGTGGGTAAGTTTTGGTAAATGGCCTAAGCCGCTGCACAACGGACTTGCTAATACACTGCGTAAAAAAATAAACGCCACAAAGCTGGAAACTACAATTAAACTAATTGATGTTTTTTTCGATAATGAAATAGTTGATTAAGTTCTATAATTTGAAGTATATCGCCAGTAAAAATTGCCATCTTTTCTTGAATAAGATCTACTATTGTTAATTCGCCATCTAGCAATTTTTTCCAATTATCTTCTACTAACTTAACATTAGTTTCTAATGTTTCCGCAGATTCTTTTATACCAGTTCCGTTTATAGATATATTGCCAACATCTTCAATTTCAAATGATATATTTAAATGTGCTGTTTCAATTAAAAAATTGTTGAGTTCGATAATATATAAGGAAATATCTGTTTGGATACCAGCTTCAATATTTTTACGTAAGTCTGCAAAAAAATGCTGAGCAAGATCAGCATCGCCTTCGATTACTATAGTGCCTGCTTTATACAAAGCCAATGTATCGGCTTCTCCAGCAAGAGCTTTTAGTGCAGTTTTTAAATCAACAATTATTTCAGCATCAGCATAGGCTTTACTTATTCTTACACCTTTACTATCAAAATAAATATCTCCTACATTTTCAATCACAAACTTGACCGTACCTGATTTATATCTATAATTTTTTCCTAATTTTTTTTCTATTTGTTGAAAAATTGATTTTGTAATAGGATTAAATCTAAGCATTGCTTGTTCTTCTGATTCGTCTAAAAAATTTAAATCATACTCTTTTACATTGGGATCAAATGTATTTTTAAATTTATCGTTTAGCCACTTAAAATCATTAATTTTTCTTAGTGCATCCTTGTTGTTTTTAAATGCTAAACCGTACTTTGCTCCTTCATACGCTCCAGCAATAGTTTCTAGCCCAAAAGGGTTGTCTGCTCCTCTTGAACACCAGGCTTTTAATCTAAAGGTAGTTTCATCTTCGACTTGTCTATCTATAGCTTTACTTGCAAGTTTTACACACTCTCTAAATCCACTTCGCCACGCACTAAAGGCATCAGTGTTAAATGCAGTAACATTGCTCATTCTGTTTACACCTTTGAAGTTTTTACTAATACTTGTAGTCATATCAGCAGTTTCTACATCCATATTCAAAGTAAGTTCAGTTGGTAAAAGTTTTACACCTCCATATCCGTAAATTAAATTATTTACAGGATTTAAGCTTCGCCATACAAAAACTGTTTTATAACCATCTATATCGTAGTGTGCAATTTGATGATCAAACTCAAAATCTTCTAGTACTTCTGCATCTCCGTCAACAACCCAAAACATTTTTGTGTCAACTAATTTTGCAGCAGCAATATGAGCTTGGTGAATACCTTTAACCTTATCTACACGCTTTGCATTAGGATATTCTAGTAATAATTTATTGTAATTTTTATCAGCATTTATTTCGCCATTACTAATAAACACTACTTCAAATGAATCTGGAATACTAGCAACTTCTTTATATTCTTTCTTTACTGCAAAAAATCTATAATCAATTTCGTGCTTTGTGAGCATAATAGATTTTGTAGTCAATGCTACTCCGTCGTAAAAATTTCCATTTTTCCATACGTGATTAATTTTTCTTTCGTATTGATTATGATGTGAAATATAAACATCAAAGTCAAAAGTATCCAAAATTTCTATGTCGTTATAAACAATATAAAATAAATCTGTTTTTGATTGATCTCTTGCTCGTAAATAATCATCATAACTTGAAATAATAAACTTTTCGTATTTTTTTGGATTACTTGCTACTATTTTATGTTCTTTTTTATTGACATAAAAACGTGCTTCAACTTCTTTTTCTGTACAAATAGATTTTTTACTAAAAAGAACAATACCGTCATAAAATTCTTTATTTAAAAAAACGTGATTTATTTCTCTATCAAATTTATTATGATGACTAAAATATAAATCAAAATCAAAATCTTCACACACATCTACATCAGAAGGTACTCCCCAAAACATATCTGATTTTGTTTCTTTTAGTGCATTTAGATAATCGTTATAATTATTAATAACAAATTTTTCATATGCACGTGGATTACTTACAACGATATTGTGTTCTTTTTTATTTGTATAAAATCTGTGCTCAACTTCTTTTTCAGTTACAGAATTACTTTTGCTGTACAAAGCAACTCCGTCAAAGTTTTCTCCATTTAAAAATAAATGTGTAGTTCCAGTATCAAGTTCATCTAAATCATAAAAATATTCATTTATATCAAAATCATTTAATATCACATCGCTTGGCACACCTAAAAACATCTGTGTTTCGGTTTTATCTAATGCATTTAAATAATCTTTATAATTGTTGATAACAAAAACATTAAAAGGTTTTGATTTACTAACAATCGTATCGTGTTCTATTCTATCAGCAATAAATCTATATTCGATTTCTTTATTTGTAACAATACTATTCTTACTAAACAAAACCAATCCGTTGTATTTGTTATTGTTAAGCCAGACGTGATTTTTGTTTTTTAAAGATTGATTATGATGATCAATATAAAAATTAAAAATATTATTATCAGTAATTTCTATATCGTCTGGAACACCCCAAAATAAATCTGTTTCAGAATTTTGCAGTGCATATTCATATTCTTTGTAGCTGTTTATAGAAAACTTATTGTAAGGCTTAGGCGTACTTGCCATTATCCTTACTTCTTTTTTGTTAACATAAAATCTGTGTTCAAGTTCTTTGTCTGTGATTTTATAGTTTTTAGGAAACAAAGCAACGCCATCTAATGTATCTATATCTCCGTTACCAAAAACGTGTACATTATCGTGACTCCACTCATCTGGTTTATAACTAAATTTAAATGTATCTCTAACATCAATATCTTCCCACACTACCCAAAACATACCTGTGTATGATTTAGCCTGTGCTTCATACCAGTTCTCAACAGTTTGTAAATGTGGAACTTTTTGTGTAAGTTTATCAATATCTTCTTGATTGCTTCCTATGTAAAATGCATCAAATTTGTCGTTTCCTTTATATACATCGTATTCACCGCATATGTGTATATGTTGTCTTGGCTCAGTATCTACTTTTTTTGTTGGTACTAATCTAACTTTATCCCAAGATTTTACTTTTCTACTTTCTTTATATACATAAGGAAATTCGTGTATTTGTACTTCGTCAATTGCTCGTGGTTTGAACCACCAAGGAAAGCTATCATATACTCTTATATTTGTGTCTACAATCCAAACATAATCGCTATCAAAATTTGAAGCGGCTGCCAAAGCTTTATCTAAGTTGCAATAATCGTCCATTTTCAAAACTGGATATCTATCAAATATTAAATTTTTTAATTGATCTTGACCGTTGTGTAACGGCTTAGAAAATTTTTCAAATCTATCTATTGCTCTCATAGTGTGTAAGCCTTTGTTCCTATATGCCCTAATTTTATATCAGAGTCTACCCAAACATCAATGCCGTGATGCATTGCTTGATTGCAAAAGTATATATCTTCGCCGCTGAACGTATCGTCTATTTTATTATATTCGTGTACAAACCAAGGCTTAGGCAATGTATGAAAAACATCTATATCAATAAGCATACATCCCATTCCGACTGCCCAGATCTTATGCAGACCTTGTGTTGCGTCTAATCTTGCTGTAATATTTTCTGGATCGGTAAATGCAACACTTTGATAAATTGGGTACCTTGTGCTGTAGTTAGCCGCCACAATATCTTTGTTATGAGAATACAATTTATCTATCATATTTGATGGAAATTGTATATCACTGTCTAAGAATAATATTTTATCACTGTTTACAGATAGTGCTTCTTCAACAAGACGTGTACGTGATTCACAGATTACACTACCAGCAAATAGATGTAGTTCAAACTCTATTTGTTTGCGTGTAAGCCTATTAGTTAAATTAACTAAACTTTGAGTAAACAGTGTATGCACTTGATCTCTACAAGGCACACAGATACTTAATTTCATAATGTGTTAGTCGGTATCAATTCTTCGTTCAAGTCTTTTTCAGCATCGATTGTTTTTTGATTTAATTTCCTTGCTGTGCTTGTTGCAACTTTTACTGCTTCTTGGAAATCATCACCTAATCCTGCCATTGCTAACATATTTTCAGGTTGTACTTTACCTAATGTAAGTAAGTCTACACCAGCTGCTTTACCAAGCTTTTGGATCCAATGATGACGTTCGTCGTCTTGTGGAATATCAAGTTCGTCGATAGCAGCCGAAACCTTATCAGCTAATTTTTCATCTAACCCTAGTGTTGCACCTTTAGCAACTTTTCTTGTTTTTGTATATTCATCAGCTAGATCAATATTCATTACTTCATATAATGTTTTCATAACTTCTCCTGTGTGTTTAAGGAAAGTAGTATCCGCCAAATGAACTACTCATAGAAATTGTAGTGCCATTTGATATACCTATGTATGGACCTAAATCAGCACCTATGCTAATGTTGCTAGATGGCCCACTAAAGTAGTTGGATATCTGGCTCATTGTAATTGTGCTTCCCGTATTTGGTAGTGCCATACTTGTTTCCTAGTTTGTTATCTTGCTATAATAACATTATATTTAATTTTTGTCAATAAAGTATCCAGATAAAACTGGATACCTTAATATTATTTATCTAGTAGTTTTTGTACCATTTCTTTGAGTTCATCGATTTGAGTTTGCTGTTCTTTTATTGCTTCAATTAACACAGGAGTTAACTTTTCATAAGACACAGTATAATAATCATCAACTCCTTCGTTTTGAGATATAGGTGCTAGTTTTACTATTTCTGGTAATACTGCCTGTACTTCTTGGGCACTAACACCAATTTGCATTTTATCATTTGAGTATCCAAGTTCTTTGGCTTTATCATTTTCAGTGAAATAGTATCCATTTAGACTCATAATTTTGTCTAGTGCATTTGGTATTGTACCTTGGAAATCTTTTAATCTTGCATCTGAGTAATATGCTGTAATTTCACCTGATGCGTCAATATTACCGTTTCTCCTTAATAATATCTTTTCGCCGCCAAAACTTCCTGAGCTATAATCTGACAAGGCAATAAAAGTAGCACTTCCATAAAAACGCCCTTGTAGTTTACCATTTGCATCTTCAAATCTCCATTGAAATGCGTTTGAAGTGCTAGAGCCCAATTGTAATGCTAAATCATCGTTAATTGTAAGTGTACCAGAAGTAAACGCATCACTAGCATTACTGCGCAAGAACTCTGTACTATCTAAGTTGTCTAGTGTACTTGCGTTTGTAGCAGTAACACCTGTTAGTCCACTACCATCACCTGTAAATGTAGCAGCGGTAATGTTACCTGATATGCTAATATCTCCTGCACCACTAATTGTTCCTGAGAAACTATCGTTAGCATCGCTGCGTAAGAAACTACCTGAACTTACACCATCTAGTGTATCAGCATTTAGTCCACTACCAGCACCGTCATTACCACTGTGCCAAACTGTATATGTATTTGAACCTTCAATAAATTCAAGTCCGCTAGTTCCGCCATCTAAATTAATAGCAGTACTTCCGCCTTCGTTAGCAATATATACTCTATCGCCGCTATCAACATATTGCATATAAGCTCTACGTGTGCCAGCTTGATACCAACTGATATATGGATTACCTGTTGAACTTGTGTCAGCCAGTCTGATCATTTCGTCACCTGCGTGACTCATAGTCAACAATCCTGCCATTGTATCAGCTTCGTCACTACGTAACAAACTTGCTCCGTTAATACCATCTAATGTGTCTGCATCTACATTAGTAAGTCCACTACCATTACCAGTAAATGTACTTGTGCCAATATTAATATTACCAAAGTTAGAAGTAATTTCACCTGCGTCTAATGCACCAGTGCCTGTTAAGTTACTATATGTTCCATCAATTCTAGTGTTTGGAACTGTACCACTTGATAAGTTACTTGCATTTAATGATTGTATATTTGCACCGTTTGCTGTGTAAATTGCTCCGCCGTAAATATTTCCAGCAACACCAAGTCCGCCACTTACACGTAATGCTCCACTTGTTGTACTTGTAGCACTACTTGTATTCAATATTGTAACAATTGCATTAGCATTTACACTTATAGACGCACCATTATCTGCACTTAAACTGTCTAGTGCTATGTTTCCAACATTTGTTAGGTTATTATCATTAAAGTTTGTTGAACCTAAGCTTGCTGCACCAGTTGCTGTAATACTGTTTGTTCCAATATCAATATTACCAAAGCCACTTGAAATACTACCTGAAGCAAGTGTTCCTACTCCTGAAATATCTCCTTGGTGTTGAGTAACGCCGCTTGATTGTATTCTTGCATCTGGTATTGTTCCAGTAGTTAACTGTGTTGCTGACAAAGTTGTAAGTCCGCTACCATTACCACTGAATGTGCTTGTACCAATATCAATGTTACCAAATCCTGATGTAATACTACCACCATTTAAAATACCAGTTGCAGTAATATCTGTTTGGTGTTGTGTGATTGCACTAGATGGAACTCTTGCATCTGGTATAGTGCCGCTTGTTAAATCATTAGCACTAGAATCACCAATAAAGTTATCTGCTTTAATGTCCTTAGCAACGTGTAAACCACCTGTAATTTTTACTGAAGCACTACCAGTTGCAAAATCACCTGTTGCATTTGTAGCATCTGTAAATGTTACAAAGTTGTTTGCACTTAATGTTGTAAATCCACCAGCAGCTGGTGTAGTTTGTCCAATTGGCACATTGTCAATAGCACCAATAACCAAGTTGCCTGTAATTGTTAGATCTTGATCGATTGTTACATTATGTCTAAATGTACTTGTACCTGAAGTTTCACCAATTACAATTGCTGTAGCAGCTTGTCCAAACGCAATAGCAGTTGCATTATCTTTTAGTAAGTTAAATGTACCTGTTTCGTCTGTATCAATTGTGTTACCATTTACTGCTAAATCACCTGCAACTACAACGTTAGCATTGTTCAAGTTCATTGTACCAGTGCTTGCACCCATATTAATAGTTGTAGCTGCACCAAATGCATTGACTGTTGTTGCACCTGTATTTGCAAGACTAAATGTACCACCACTAACAGTAAGATCACTTAATCCACCAATACTCAAATTACCTAAAACAGCTAATCCGTTGTTTACAGTAGTTGTACCCGATGTAGCACCTAATCCTAATGCTGTTGCTGCACCAAATGCATTAACGGTTGTTGCATTTGTGTTAAATGCTGCAAAAGTTGCACTAGATGTGGTTACACTGTTTGTAAAGTTTGGATTGTTGTTGTACACCAAATTACCAGTACCTGTTTCGTCGCTTATCACACCTGCTAGTTGCGCACTAGTTGTTGATGCGAATTGACTTAATGGATTACCTGTTATCGATAATGTGCCACTTGTTGGTAAAGTAATATTTGTGTTATTTGTTGTAGTCAGTGTTAATGTATGCGCTCCACTGTGCGTAAGATTGCCGCCTAGTGTTATTGTTTTAGTGCCATTGTTTACACCAGTTCCGCCGTATGTTGGAGAAATTATTGTGCCTTGCCACACACCAGTACCAATTGTACCTAATGTTTGTAAACTACTGTTTACAACAGCACCACCTAGTGTTGTACTGCTAAGAACACTAGCATCGTTTATATAGTACTGTTTACCACTTGCTAAGTTAAAATCTTCAGTACTATCCCAACTTGTATTAGCATTATCCCAAAGTAGACTTGCATTTGCGCCATCAACAAGTATACCAGCTCCGTTGGCTGCTGACCCATCTGCTGCTCCGCTTGCTATTGTAATAGTTTTATCATCAACAGTTAATTCTGTCGAATTAATAGTTGTCGTATCTCCGTTTACAGTAAGATCTCCGCTTACTACTAGGTCGTGTCCAATAGTAGTTGTGCCGCCGCCGTCACCGCCGGTACCTAAATTAATAGTTGTAGCTGCACCAAATGCATTTACTGTTGTTGCATTAGCATTTATCACATTCATTGTAGTTTGGTTAGTAGTGATATCACCGCCATCTACATTAAGATCTAAATCAACATCTAAATTGTTATGTACAGTTGTTGTGCCTGTTGCAGCACCAATTTCAACTGTGGTTGCATCACCGCCCATATTAATTGTAGTAGCAGTATCGTCTAACAACCCAACAGTAGTTTCTGTTGTACTGATTGTGTCATTTACTTCAACTTCGCCGGTAAATGCTGCTTTACCAGCAGTATCAATGGTCATACGTGTTGTTGCAATATGTTGAATATCGCTTGTAGTTAACGCTTCACCGGTTCTAATAATAAAGTCACCACCTGTTGCATTACCTGTACCTAAACCAGCTTGTAGTGTTAAATCACCACCTTCTGTGTCTATGCCTATTGCACTTGTACCAGCTATAATACCACTTACAGGAGCAGTAGAGTTTTGCGCATTACCGATAAACATATTAGGATTTTTTACAACGAAGTTTGCGTTTATAGTTAATTGGCCTGCAGGAACATCAACTGGATTTGATGTAACATTTGCATCAGTCTGGAATGTAAACGATGTAGCATTAGATGTAGCACCAATTATTGGCCAAGTACCGTCTAGATTAGTTTTTGTACTTGAGCCAATATTAATTGTATCACCTACATCGATACCAAGTGTTTTTGGTGTGTATGTAAATGTTAATGTTGCTCCACTTAAAATAGTACCAGTTGTATTGTTGCTTAAATAAATGTAATCACCTGTAACACCGCTTACTGTTGTGTTTGCAGGGATACTACCACTTCCAGTTACAATCATTCCTGCAAGTACACTAGATGTATCATCTAATGGAATTTCGTTTAATCCGTTGTCAGTTGGATCATTTGTGGTAGCAGTTATGCTTTTTAAATTACCTACAACATTTTGACTTGCACTAGCATCATATCCGTCTAAAAATGGAAATAAGTTTCTTGTACCTTCTGTACTACCTATATCGATATTAGTTGCATCGCCGCCAATATTTAAACTTGTGACATTATCATTATATACAGTACCACTACCTGTGCTTGCAGAAGTAAGTGCAGCAGCACCAACGTCTAATCCTTCTGCAAGATCAAGTGCTGTGCCCCATTCAGGTGTTTCACCGTTTGATTTTAAGA